CCGGTGATCTGTGCGGCGTAGTCCACCTCGGTCCCCACTTCCCCAATCTTCAGGGTGCCGGGGCCAAGCTTGTATGTGTTCGGGGCCTCTCCGGCCATGTTCGTACTCGCTTTCTCGGGGGTTGGGGTAGGCGGGTAGGTCGGTGGTGAACACGAGGCCGGGGACCTCGTGGCCGGCCGGCATGGCGGCCGTGGTGGCCTCCACCGCCGAGGTGGGGTCCACCACGGCCGTGGTGGCGTCCAGGAGGTCCTGGAGGGCCTCCAGGGCCCGGCGGTTGTCCCGGTCCGGCACGAGGAGCAGGAGCCGGGCCCGGATGGTGCCGGCGCCACCGTTGAGGGTGTAGTCCGTCACCTCGGCCAGGGTGACGAACACGCCGGGGAGGTTCAGGTCCGACGGGTCCAGGGACGCCTCCACGTCGGCCGCCTGGAGGGCGTCCACGAGGCCCTGGAGGGTTCCGAGCATGTCCACGAGGTCACCCCACCGCCGGGCCCTGCCAGGGCCCCAGGCCGAGGAGCATGGCCACGTCGGGGTCCTGGCGCTGGACGTAGGCCAGGCCGTCGGCGCCAAACGCCTCCACGCCGGCGGGACTGTTCTTCCGGCGGAACAGGCGTGAGGCCAGGAGGTTGGCGCCCTCCACCACGTCCTCCACCGTCGTCCAGTCCAGGAGGCCCTGGGCCGGCTCGGAGCAGGGCCACCGACGCACCTTCGCGTTGACGGCCGCCACGATGGTTCCGAGCCGTGCGTCGTCGCGGGCGTCCGTCACCCCGAGGTGGAGTTTGACGCCCGCGACCGAGGCCGGCCCCTCCTCGGGCAGAGGGGCCGGCGTCTCGGTCACGGTGCTTGTCACGGCGTCAGGGTCACGCGCTGGAAGCCACGGACGTCGTGCTGGAGGGTGGCGTAGTAGCCGAACACGGCCTCGTCCACGCCGCCTCGGGCGATGTCCAGGGCCTCCACGCGGATGGGCGTTTCGCCCAACTCGTAGAACGTCCCGGCGCCCTTGACGCCCGCGACGACGGTGCCGGCCGCCACCGCGTTGGTGCCGATCATCTTGCCGAAGTCGAAGCCGAGGGCCTCGGCGTACGCCGGCGCGGAGTTGTTGGTCATGTCCAGGAGGGACAGGCGGTCGGCCCGGTTGACGAGGACGTAGTCGGCCTGGATGCCGTCGTCGTCGAAAGCGTCCACGAGGGCGTTCTCCGCCTGGATGGCCGCCTGGATCAGGTTGGCACCGGACGCGGTCGGAACGGCCGCGTTCAGGGCCGCCTGGGCCAGGATGAAGGCCAGGGCCTTGGCGTCCGACTTCTTGGCGTAGGACTCGGTCATGGCCTCGAAGTACGCCTGGAGGAACTCGGTGTCCCCGAAGTCCCGGAACTTGCGGTCCAGGTCGTGGCCGCCGGCCAGGCGAGCCGCCGTGGTCTCGGCCGGCAGGACGGTCGGCGCGTTGGACGGCACGGCCGCCTTGTCGCCGGCGTAGTCGTCCACCTCGGGGGCAACGCCCCACTTCCACCCGGTCACCTTCCACGAGGTGAGCCGGCCGGACCGGAGGAGCGGGACGAACCGGCGGCGGTAGGTGTTGCCGCTCCAGAGCCGGCCCACGTAGGAGTCCTGGCCGACCACGTCGTAGACGTTGGTGTTGATGATGTCGGAGAGGGCGGCCTCCAGCATCGGGGACCGGGACTCGCCACGGGCGACACGGCCGAGGGCCGCGTAAACCTCGGAGTCATGGGCGGCGCCCTGCATGGTGTGGCCCGGGGTGGCCAGGGCCGCCATCATGGCCGGTGCGCCGGCCGGCTGGACGGGCTCGGGCGCCGGCTGGGGCGCCGGCTGGGGCGCCGGGGCCGGCTGGGCCGGCTGGGCCGGCTGGACGGGCTCGGGCGCCGGCTGGGGCGCCGGGGCCGGCTGGGCCGGCTGGACGGGCTCGGGGGCCGGCGTGGACGCGGTGAGGGCCGGCGCCACGCACGCGGCCGTCAGGGCGTGGACGTGACCACAGGACTGACAGTGCATTGAATCTCCTTCGTTCGACGCGGCCAGGTTGGTCACGCGTGCGTCTGTGAATGCCGGAATGGCCACGGCGGCCACGGCGGTCAGGAGGCCATCCACCACGGTGGCGGAGGCGTCCACGGTCAGGTCATCCAACTCGACCGAGAGGCCGTCCCGGGTCCGCTCGCCGGCCTCCTGGAGGACGGCGTCGGCGGCGGCGGTGGTTCCCAGCTGAAACGTCATGTAGAGGCCGTCCGCCCGGGACTGGGCGGCCGTGGCGTAGCCGACGGCCACCGCCGGCCGCTGGTGCTGGTCTACCAACTTGACCCTGGACAGGTCCGCCGGCAGGCGCACGGCGCCGGCGCGCACGGCCAGGCGGCCGGCCGAGGTGTTCCCGTACACGCCGTACGGGACAACCATGCCGGTGATGGTCCTGGAGGCCGTGGAGGCCGAGACGACAGGGCCGGGCGTGAGGGCCTCCACATGCGTGACAGGGCCCTCGCACGCGAGGTGCGCCAGGGTGCGGACGGGTGACAACGCGGAGTTGCCGGGGAATCGGGTCACAGGTCAGTCCTCGGTAGTCGGGCCGGTGGGGGTCGGTGCGAGGTCTCTAAGGGCCGATGTGTCGAACCGGACCGACTGCCCCCGGGGCACCACGTCGTCCATAGACAGGCGAGCCGTGATCGGGTCCATGTAGAGCGATAGCCCGTAGTCGATGAATTCGGCGTTACGCCCCTGGGTGGTCTCGTAGGTGAGGGAGGCGCCGGCGTTGGTGGCGTCCAGGAGGGCGGCCGGCACGGAACACAGGCGGGCCATGTCCACGGCCGCCGCGTTGCGGCCGTCGGTGAGGAGGTGGGCCTCGTGCGTGCCCATCTCCTTGGCCTCCACCCACTTGTTGGTGTAGGCCACGCCGCCGTTCTCACCACGCCGGGCGGCGGCCCACGTGGCGATGAGGTCATCCCGCTCGGTCTTACTGAGGGGGTTGTCTCCCGTGTAGTGGAGGTTGATGTAGGCGGCCGGGTTGGAGGCGGCCTTGGCGGCCGAGTCGGCCAGGTCCTTCGCCTCACGGATGGCGCCGGCGCCGAAGTTGAGAATGCCCTCGTGGGGCCCGGGGATGAGGATTACCTCGTCCCGGGCCGCCTGCCTCCAGGTGCCATCGGCCTGGCGCGTTTCGATCGTGCCGGCCGTGGTGAACCGCCACCGCTCCAGGGCCACCCGGACGGCCGTGCGCGGGAACGCGCCATCGGACTCGGCGCCGTTGGTGCGGGCCCACAGGCTCCACCCGGTGAACAGGAGGTCATCCACCGTCCAGAGCATCCGGTGGTACGGCGGCAGGCCGTAGTCCGTGCGGTACGTCCAGGCCGGCTCGGCGTCCCCGGTGAGCCGCTCCTCTCCGCGCCACACGGTCAGGGGTAGGCCGGCGATCTTGCCGCACAGGAGGTGCCGGGCCCGGGCCACGGCCGGGATACGCATGGCGGCGGCCCGGGTGAGCGGGCCGGCGAAGTCGGTCCCGAGGAGGTCATTCCAAACCAGGGTGTTGAGGATCCCGGACGGGTCCGGGGCCATCGGTGACTGAATCTCGGTCACCACGTACGGGTTGGAGGTTGCCGCCTCCAGGGCCGGCGCTGCCTGCCCTGTCGTCGCAACCTCGGCCAGGGCCGCCCACCCGCTACGCGCACGTCGTTTCGCCACGCCCATAACCCTGGGTCACGCCCTCCCCGCCGCACGACGGGAGGCGTTTTTCCCGGCGTGTCGGCCGGCCGGCGAATCGGCGCCGTGGACGGCGTAGGCGTGGTCCCGGGCCTTGGCCCATCCCTCGGCCGTAGTGGCGGCGGAACGGCGCCAGGACGGGCACTCACGGCACAGGGCCACGACGCCGGTGGTGGAGTGGTCAAGCCAGGTTGCAGTCATGCGGCAGGGCTCCCGAATTCGACTAGTGGGGACTGGTCACCGTGGACGCGCTCGAGGACGTGGGCGCCCACGGTCAGGGCGATGGCGGCGGACGTGTCGCCGGTGGAATGCCGGCGCGAGAGGACCAGGCCATCCGAGGAGGGCCGGGCCACCAGGCCGGCGACAGAATCCGCCAGGAGCCGGCTCCCGTCGTGGGAGAGATCGTCCTCGGCCACCCGGGCCAGGAGCCGGCCGGACGCGGTGGAGAACTCCCGCAGGGTGAGTGTCCGAACCGGGACGCCGGCGAGGACCAGGGCGTCAGTGACCTCCCGGGCCGCGCCACCGTCGTCGGCCGCGATGGCCCGGGGCCGCCAGGAGTCCCGGAGGTCCTGGACGGCCGGCGCCACCCACCCGTAGCCGGGGCCGGCCATGAGGACCTGGCCGTGAGGCACGCCGTCCACGTCCCAGGTGGCCATGATGGTGGCCGATTGCCGGTCGTGGGCCACGTCGTAGGACAGCACGAGGTCCGAGGTGGCCGGCGCCGGCACCTCGGCCGCCAGGTGGCGCCACGCCTCGGCCGGCACGAGGTTGGACGCGGTGGTCGTGAGCCGGTTCCCATAGGCCCGTTCGTACTCGGCCGCAGAGCCGGCGGTGTGCCGGGCCTCCAGAATGTTCGCCGCCGTGAGGACCTTCCCGTTGATCCGGAATCCGACGGCCGGATGGTAGCCGGCTACGTCGGCCTCGGTGAGAGAGCTGAAATCCACGTCGGCCCCGGCGCCCCACACAAACGCGGCCACCCGAGGCGTGCCGGCCATGCCCTTGGCCAACCATTCGTTGAGGAACTCGGACTCCGCCGTGCCCATCGT